GCTGCGCGGATTGCTGAGGCCCAAGTAGAACAGGCCAGCGTTGCCGCCAAAGGTCCAGTTGCCGCCCCGACCCGGAAGCCGCTCTTCTGCGCCGTTGTTGAACCAGAAATAATCGCCGCCATAGGTGGTATCAATGCCAGTGCCAGTAAGAGCGGCATCCGGCATCAGCGCCAGTGCCATGAGCACCAGCTTTGCAGCGTCGCCCACAGCAGAACCGGCAGTAATGTCCTTGAACGAGCAGCCGCGCCCCTCATCTTTCTGGTCGGTGATTGTGGTATCCCACACAGCCTTGCCGGACACGACGTTCAGCTTGATGGAGCCGGAGGTCGTGCCGTTGCCGTCGGGAGTAATCAGCGCACCGTCGCTGGCGCGGATTGCTTTCCATGCTGCGCTGGAAGCAGCAGTGGATACGGAGTTGTCGGCGGCGTTGTTGTCTGCAATGATTTGCAGTTCGCCCTTGTACAGACGCAGGCCGAGCAGCCACTCCCACACGTTGCCGTTCATATCCCAGATGCCGTCCATCTGGCCGTTGTGGCTCCACGGCAGCGGGCCAGTGCCCGTCAGTACGCGGGCGGTCTTTCCGCTGTCCTGCACGCCAGGTGCGGGGATTGCATCGTAGGTGGACTCGTTTGTGTCCTTGCCATAGTTATTATTGCCCCGCGGCTCACATCCGCGCTTGTGGCACCACAGGGCAACGGCGGCCCACTCGGCCACGGTGGCCTCATGCCAGCCCGTGCCGTTTGCCTTGGTCTTGCTGGCGAACCAGTCAAAGTTCTGGCTTACGGTGGGATCTTCTGCGGGCAGGCTGTATGCGCGCTCGTTGTAAACCTTGGTCTGGTACTTGCCAAAGTAGAAGCCTGCGATTTCCTTGCCGTTCACACGGAATGCCGGGTGAATGTCGGTGCTGGTGGTGGACAGAACATCACACAGGCGGAACGCAGGAATCCACACAAAGACAGACGGCATACCCTTGTCGTCCATCAGAATTTTGTTCTTTGGAAATGCGCACTGCAATGCAAATGCGGCAGCCTCGAAATTGTTTGCCATAGTCTTTTACCTCCTTACAGAATGTTGAAGTCCTCGACGCTCCACAGGCTCAAGGTCACCTTGTCGGTGTCCAGCGGCTTTGCCTTGCGCTCAATGTGAGTCTTGGGTGCGGTGTCCTCGGCGCTGTCGTTCTCGTCCGCCACTTCTGCGGCGGCCATGACCTCGTTTTCGGCCTCGCCCTCAACTTCCACTTCCTCATACTCGGTCGCCGGAATCTCGACGATGGCAACATAGAAGCGGCCATCGGCGTTCTTTTTGGGCAGGGTATCGGGCTTGTCGATCAGCAGCAGGTTGCCGTCCTTGTCGCCAATCACCGTCTTGGTAATATCGCTGTCGCGCTGGTACTTCGCCAAGTTCACGGTCAGCGTACCGTCCGCAAAGTCCAGCTTCGTGCCGTTCAACTCGTACTCGATTTTCCGGCCTTCGTTCAGCTCTACAACTTTCATGTTACTTCATACCTCCTGTCACTTTCACGGTCACAACAACAGTCTTTGCGCTGCCGTCATGGGTCAGCTTGAAGCCGTTCACCAGCTTGTCGCTCACGGTAATGTCGCCCAGCCTGCCGCCGGAATAGCTTTTGACGGCCACGTCCACGTCATAGCTGGTGTTCTTTCGTGTGGTCGTCAGGGCCACCGCCGTTTCCTTGGTGCAGAACGGCCACGGATTGCTGTTCGCGGTCAGGGTTACTTCCTTGACCTCCGCGGCAATCTCCGACTCCACCGCCGACAAGCGGCTGTTCTGCGTGGTGTCGGTGGACTTGATGCTGGCAATGTCCGTGTCGTGGCTGTTGCTGGAAGTTTCCAGCACGCCCAGCCTGCGGCCAAACCACAGCACGACGTTCTGAATGATGCGGTATGCCAGATGGATGTCGGAAATGCCGACCTCCATGTTGTTCAAGTGCGCCTGGTCGATCAGCGTACCCTGCTGAATAACCTGGCCGTCCTGATCCTCCACCTGGTCTACCCAGAATGTTCTATTGTGCATAACCTGTTGTCCTCCTTTACGTTGCTTCCACCAGCGGGAACGTGAAGCGCAGGAGTCCGGCGTTCACGCTGTCGCGGGTCAGGCTCACGGTTTGGCTCCCGGCCAGTTCACCGTTGCGGTCATACACACGAACCGCCGTGATGGTGTCTTTCTGGCCGGACGACGGAGCGTTGACGTACACCACGACGGCGTTCCCGACAACCTGCTTCGAGTTGATTTCGCCGTCTTTCCATGTACTGCCGTTAAGCTGGTACTGGAAGCGGCTCACCGCCCGCAGCAGTTCTTCGCGGCGGGCTTTCAGAAAAGTATCTGTGAAAAAAGCCATGCTCTTTCTCCTTTCCCTGCATAATAAAAGCCCCTGTCCGGGGCGGTTGCAGCGTTACTTGTTACACTTTGCTCTGCCGCAGACGCGGGGCTTTACCTTGAACGCCTCCACCTTTACGGCGTTCGATACCGTAGCGGCGGAACTTGCGCCCAGCGTGGCCGCCTGCGGCTTCTCGCCAGTTGCCGTGCCGTCGCCGGATTCCGCCGGGTGGATTTTGTAAGCGTCCATCTGCGGCGTAGCATCCAGTGTTTGTCCGCCGCTCCATCCCTTTGTGCTGATCCGGGGGATTGTACCCGTGATCTTCGGGCTGTCCAGGAATGCTTCTGCCTGTCCGCCGACGTTCAGCAGGCCGTTGGACGACCAGCCCAACGTACTGGGCCGCCAGTATGTGCCGCAGATCGTTGCACCGCAGATAGGCACTTTGTATGCCATGCACTCCACCTGCGCGCCAACAGAAATGCCATGCCGCACCATGTAGCTGATATGCTCAAGGTGAGCTGTCAGTCGTTTGGTGTAGCCCAGCAAATCTTCCATTTCGTCTATGGTGTGATACTGCGCCGGGGCATCAGTGATGTTCACGTTCAGCCGCCAGAATCCAGGAGTGCCGCCGTAGTCGAACCACTCTTCCACTTCGGAATCCGGGTAGGTCACGCTGACCTGTTCCCGGACGGCCTTTACCGTTCCAGCGTACCGCTGAATCTCAATGGCCGTCTTGATGATCCTGCGCTTTGTTTCCAGGTCTGCGGCGGAATCGTACCACTCAACCTTTAGATACACGGCCATCTGGTCGAGCGTTTCTTCGGAGCATTTGTCCACTTCGGAGAACGTCACACCAGCGTCAAGGCAATCCAGCACCCGGCCCTGCAACTCGGCATAGACTTCGGACAAAACCTGCACCCAAGGCTGGGCGGCGACGATCTTAGGCACGCCGTCGGTTATCCTGGCCTCGCGGAGTTTAATCATCCTCGACACCTCCATAGACGACCGTTGGCTGGCCGCTCAACTTCGGAATCTGCACGAGTGCCTTTTCCTTGTCTGCGCCGCTCTCCACCACCTTGAAAGCAGGTTCCCGCATTTCCACGCGCTTCACGCCCGCGGCGCGCAGACGGTAGATCAACTCCATTGGGTTAATGTCCCGGCCAATGGAGCGTTGCCAGTCCTGGTACTCCTGCACCGCCTGTGCCACATTCTGCTGCACGATGTCGGCGTTCTTCTTCGAGCTGGCTCCGATGTAGTAGGTGAAGTCGATGCTATACTCCACCTCTTCCGGGGCCTTGCAGATCACAAGGTCTGTCATGGGGCGACGGGCCTCATTCATCATAAAGGTTTCCATTTCGGAAATGTCCTTTTCGCTCGGCATCTTTCCGCCCGTGAGCATGAAGTAGATGTACGCCGTGCAAGGCTGGCTTCTCGGAGAAATCGCAATGGCATTTTCAATGTCAGAGCGAAAGCTCATAGCCCAGAACTCGTAGGCATCACGCGGGCCTGCGCAGCTGTACGTCGTGGGGGACAGCCAGATTCTACGGGTCAGGCTGTCGTCGCTCTCTACATCTGCACCGCCGCTGCTGGTATCAATGTTCACAGCGCCAGCCACAAACGGGATTGCGTCTACCAGCGTATCAATAACGCCCGGTGGAATATCGTTGCTCTCCGCACCGACTTCTTCCGCCTTTGCCAGCACATCAACGCTCGTTTCGCCAATGTCGATCTGGGCGTATTCCATCGTGGCAAAATAAATACCCGCACCAGTTCGGATGCGTGTTCCCTGCGGAATCATTGCCACGCTCTTCTGCGCCGCCGACAAGGTAAAGCGGATCGTCACCGTGGCGTATGTGGCTGGGTTTCTTTTCACGCCGAAAGGCAAGCCGATGTTGTCCAGCTGCGCGCCCTCTGCCGATTTCAGCATGGCGGCCAGTGCGCGCCGTTCCGCCACCTGCATAGCCATGTAGTACAGCATAGCCATGCTTTTAAGGGTCAGCGTCAGCGGGTCACTGTCGTACAGCGGCGGGGCCTTGGCATAAACCTTTTTGTAGTTCTCGGTGTAGATGTCCATAACAAGGTCACGCGCACCTTGCAGGGTGAGATTTCCTGTTACGCTGTACTCCGGGATGTCTGCAAACTCTGTGATATTAGACAATTTTCACCACCACCTTTGGCCGGATATATCCTTTCTTGCCGTCCTGTTCGCTATAATCAACCTGCTGCACCTGCGCGTGCTGTTCGTAGCGCGCCGTCTTTCGGGTGATCTCCGCGGTCAAGAGGGCTTCCGCCGCTTCCGCCGGGAGGCTCAAGCAGGAAATGTCCAGGCCAAACTCCCGGTCAAGGGTCTGTTCTCCTACTCGGCTTCCGTACAGCGTTATGAGGCGATTGTACACGTCGCGGTCTTGGTCGCCATCGGACGGCTCAACTTCAACTTCGATGTCGCCCAGCAGCAAGTTGTTCAGTTCGTCACTCATACATACTCCTTTAGGGTCAGCGTCACCTTGCAGGACTTGAGGCCCCAGAATCTATGTACCACGTCCCAGGTGTCCGACATTTTCTCGAACTTGAACGGATAGCGGGAAAGCGGCCTGTTGTTGATTATGAAGTAGTCAACAGCGCCAGCCTCGCACAATTCCTGCAAAGCGTTCAGCACCTTGCGCGGGTTTACTCCGAACTGTGAATTAAGCAGCAACTCGAACTGGTACTCTTTGAGTCCCGGCCCTACATACTCGCTCTTTTCCTTTCCGCCAATCACGCTATGGGCGGCCCAGTTGCTCGACGTGGAGCCGTTGATATTGTCCGGCGTTACGACGCGCCAGCTCGACACTGTGAATACCAGCCCTGCAAAGCTGCCAATTCCGCCCCATGCCATAGAACCACCTCCCGATTACTGCGGCTTCCCTGTAACGCCAGCCACGGTATACGGGCCAGCAGTTGCGCCGCCGTCGTGGCCGTGGAGGTGATTCACAAGGCTTATGCCGTTTATCTTGCAATCTCCGCTCCCGCCGCTGATGTTCACGGTGGAGCCTTTGATTTCAACGTCCGTTCCCTCGATCTTGATAGTGCCGCCCTGCGTCAGCGTGACGGTAGAGCTACCGACTATGAATTTCAGATCACCGCCGATTTTGTGGGTTGCGTTCTTGCCGACCGTTTCCGTCGTATTTCCGTCGATCTTTTCTTCATAGTTGCCGCTTTTTCCGTCATAGCTTTCGTAGGCCACGCCCTGCTTGTCGTTGTAGTCGTAACGATACAGGCCCTCCTTTCCGCCGGGCGGCTTGTTGTCGTCGTTCCAAAAGGTTCCGATGCACGTCCCCATTTCCTGATCTGCGGAGTTGTGCAGGACGCACGCCATCTGCCCAACAACAGGCATCCGATACAGGTTGTTCGACACCATGCAGATTTCATCCGTTACGGAATCGTCGCGGTCTTTGTAGGCAACCTCTATCGTTCCCTTGTCGTAGTTGACCTTGGAAACCTCACCAACGCGGATCACGCTCTGCATATAGATCAGCCTCCCACTCTGCTTCCTGCGTATTCGTTCGTGAGGCCGCCGGAGTTATCCAGCGGTCGGGTGATACTATCAAGATAATACTTCCCGTCCATCTTTCCGTACCCCTGAATGTTCACGCACTGTGTTGCGTGGATATTCAAGTCGCCCATCGTCTTGAACGACACGGTGGTATTGGAATGATTCTTCATTGCAATAGCTGCTTCGAGCTGTCGTTTCGCGTCGGCCTCGCTGGACGCATACCGGTTTAGTTTCAACATCCTGTCACCGCTACCGACGGTGACATTGATATTGACTTTCTTCCGCTGGTTGGTGTATGTGAACACGCCGCCTGTGTATGTTCCGGCCAATGTGGTGTTCCAGGAAAAGGAACCCGGTACAATGTCCGCCGGGGTGAATGTCCTTACGGCATCCTTTTGTTTGTATTTCTCGCGGTCGAAAATCCAAATCTTCCCCATGTACACTTTCAGGATCAGGCCGTAGGTTTCGCACAGGCTCTTGAGGAAAGCACTGTCGTTGTCGTCCTGTTCCTTGATGGCAATGTCCACATCTTCGGCATCCATCGAACATTGCAGGCTGTTGCGCTCCGCAATGGTCGAGGCAATGCGCTGGATGGATGTGTTCTTCCAGACCTGTTCTCGGTTTCTCTCGTGGAAGCCCGTATCGCTTGGCCGCGCCACCGCGCCGATTGTCAGCACGTCCGGGCAGCCTGTGAAGCCCAGGTCATCCACCACCAAAACGCCGCAGTCCAGTTCTGCGCTGTCGCCCTGCACGATCCAGTTTTTCGTGCAGAGCTTCGGATGCAGCTTTGCGGCAATGTCCGGCATCCACCCATTTTTCCATTTCTCGTTGCTGGCGTTCACCTTGATGGAAAGGCTATCAGAAGAATCCGATCCGCTGTCCGTAAAAGTGAAACTCTCTACATCGTTCTTAATGTCAGCGGTCATATCGTTGTCGTTGTATTCGACTGACAGGAACGCTTGGCGTGGTAAGAACACGTCGATCACCTCACTTCTTCCAAGGCGGCAGGTTTTCAATCTCCGTCTTTACCGTGACTTCCGGGGTGACAAGCTGCACCCCGGAATCAAACTGGTAAACGTCGTTGTACTCTCTGTTGGCGGCCATCAGCACGTCCGCCCGCATTTCGTCGTCATAGACGGTCTTTGCGATCCCGTCCCATGTGTCGCCGCTTTTGGTAACGTACATAGAACCGCCTCCTTATGCGTACTTCGTGCGCTGTTCTCTGCGCTGCTCTTCCTTGATCTCCTTTTTGATTTCAGCCTTGAACTTCTCGAACTGCTCACGCATAATCTGCTCAATCTCTGCGCGGTCAGCCTTTCCGTAGGCTGTGATCTGCGGGGAGAATACAAACTGCATCCCGTCGCCGTCGCCCCCGTCGGAGGTTCTGGAACTTCTGTATGCAGCCTGCGGAATCTCGCTCAACTCTGTTGTGCCTGCATCACGCGGCGGCAGGACGTAAAGGGGTACTCCCGTGTCTGTTAGAACACCGTTTCCCCAGCTCGAAAGCACCGTCCCGCCGTTGTAGGTTTTCGCCGCTTCGGTCAGGAGCGACGTTGCCTCGTTGTCACCAAGGTACTTTTTCAGCACGATGGGGGCCACGTCTGCGGCAATACTGGTGGCGGCCAAGGCCAGGGAGCCGTCGCCCGCCATAGAGTTATTCGCCACGCTCCACAGTAGCGAGGCCGCGTCGCCCGCCGTGCGGATGCCGTTGGAGCGCAGGGCATATTCGCCATACGCCTTGCTAAAGTCGATCAGGTTGTCCAGCTTCTCGCGGCTACCGTCGGTAAACCCGCCGTTGGCAAAGTAGGACACGTTCTGCGGCCCGATGGCACGGGTCGCATCCTCCCCGGTCACGCCCAGCATCCGGCCAGCCCGTACCCAGTGATTCACGTTTTCATCGTGAACGCTGCGTTTGAAGCTGATAACCGCCTCCGTCCCGGCCTCACCTGCGATACTGACACCGTGGGTGAAGCCGCCGTTGGCAAATGCAGGAGCCGGAACTTCTGCAAGGCTAAAGCCCCACTCCTTGCCCGCGATGCCCTCCGGCAGAGAAATACCGAGGATTTTTGTAGGCATCTTGATGTGGATTTTGTTCAGCGCGCGGATGATGGTATTTACCACGGAAACGCCGATGGAAGCAATGCCCTTTATCAGCCCGATTATTCCCTGAATCACAGGCTCAATTACAGGCAGGAGACCGTGAATCACATCCACGATTACCTTAATTGCGTTTACCAGCGTCGTTCCCACCAGGTCTATAATCGTACTAATCAGCGGGGCCACCGCCGGGAACAATTCATTCACCACAAAACTCATCACATCCGCCAGCAGGGGCTTAATGTGATTTACGCCCAGGTCTACGATCTGGCTTACCAGCCCTGTCACAGACTGGATAATGGGAATGGCCGCCCCGAACGCTTGGCCGAGGTCTACGCCAAACATACTTTTTCCGCTCAGCTTCTCCTGAATGTTCAGCAGGTTGTCCAGCGAGAAAGCATTTTTAATTCCATCACCGATTTTCTTGACATCTGCAAAGAATGTATTGAAAATCTTCAACCCGGTCGGGCCAAAAACTTTCAATACGATCTGCTGAATATCCGCGAAATGGTCTCCCAGCAGGGACACCACCGCAATGATGCTGCCGATTCCGGCAATTACCGGGCCGAATGTTCCGAGCAAGCCCATAAACGCGCCACCCAGTTTCCCGGCCACCGGGCCGAGAACCGTTTGCCCCACATTGAGTCCTGCTCCAAGGAACTGCGTCACGTCCTTTACGCTCTGCACAGCACCGCCGCCGATTTTAACCGCCATCTGTCCAACTTTGGAAGATGCAATATTTCCGGCGAGCGTCTTTGCTCCGTAAAGCGTGTTGCCCGCAAAATTCTTTACGCCGCCGACCGCGCCTTTTCCGAGGCTGACCGCCTTTTGGCCGATGCTTGTAATGAAGTTGCCCAGCGGGCTGTTCATTGCATTCTGCATTGGGCTGCCAAATATTCCTGCGAGGCTGCTTGCAATTCCGCCGACTCCGTTCTTCGCCGTCTGTCCAAGCCATTTCCCGACTCCGATAGTTTGCTGAACCAAGTTCGTTCCGTGCAAGCCCTTTACCGAGTTCGCCACGCTCGTTCCGTATTGGCCCAAAGAACTTCCCTTGAGCATCCCGAAGAGGCCGCCGGAACTTTTGGCGGCTGTGATCTGATCTGCTGTTTTCAGAACATTCTTCCACAGCGTTTCCGGCTTGCTCGTTTTGCTCGTCAGTTGCTTTTTGTTTTTCAGACCGAAGATTGTACCGATAATCGTGTTCTCTGCATTTTGCAGAAAACCGCCGATACCGCTGGATGTAACAGGGCTGCCGTTTGCCTGAGTCATGCTGCTGTTTGCCAGACCTGCGCCCAGCTTTGCGGCATTCCACATATCCACGGTGTTTCCTGCGGCGGCGGCTCCTTTTCCGAAGATGCTGTCTTTTGCAACGCTCAACGGGCCAGTGCCTTTTCCGCCGCCAAAAATCCTTGTTGCACCATTCACCACTTGGAGAATCTGCGGGGTGACGGACATTGCGGCGAACGTCGCGGCGGTTCCTCCGATTACCTTTGTAACCGTCGCGCTGTTGTCGTAGCTACCGTTCTCGCTCTTTACGTTGATGAACTCAAAGAATTTCTTTACGATCTGCCAGAGCGATTCCAGCGCGCCGCCCAGGGCAGAAATTCCGTTTTGAGCAAGCTGTGCAAGCTGGCCTGTTACGCCAGCAATCAGTGGAGTGTTTGCCTCGACTTCTTTTGCAAACCCAACAAACCAGTCTGCGCCCTGTTTTACCACAGGGAGGAACGCTTCACCGAACGACTCCCGCAGATTGCGCCACGCATTTTGTGCAAGCTGGATGGAGTTCTCTGCCGTATCGCTACGAGTCAGATACTCGTTTTCCATGCTACCTTGCCAAACGTATTGTCCGTTCTCGTCCTTTGTTTTGATCCAATCAAGATTTTGTTCCAGCATCGGAATGTTCTGTGCTATTTTCGTTGCGGACTCAACAGCACGTTTTCCGAAATACTGTCCCATCAAACTGATTTGCTGTTCCTGCGGAAGAACTTTAATGCGGGAGAAAAAGTCCTCGATTGCTTCAATGGAGTTATCCTGCATACTCTTTGCAAATTCCACAGGGTCTAGGCCCAGCTTTGCCATAACGCCCGCTTCGCTCTTCGTGGCTGCGCTGCCCGCCGTCCACTTCAAGAACATATTGCGCAGGCTGGTTGCGGCGGAGTCGTCGTCAACGCCCGTCGCCACCAGAACGTCTGCCATTGCGGCAACGGAGCTGGTATTAACACCAGCCATTCCGCCCAGACTTCCAACGCGGGTTACAATTCCCGCCAGATCGGCGGCGGTGGCATTCGTGTTGTTTGACAGGTAGTTTAACTGATCTGCCAAATTCACGATTTCATTTTCCGCCAAGTTGAATGCCTGCTTCCACGTCGCCATCCATTCGCCGGACTGCTTTGCGTCGGAGTCAAAGGCAATCGCCATCTTTGCGGCATCCGCTGTGTAGTTGATGATTTCCGGGGTAGAGGTAACGCCGCTCTGACCAAACGCAGCAGCAATAGCACCAGCGTCCTCAAACTCCATAGGAATCAGGGTTGTCATATCTTTTAACCCGGATTTCATTTCGTCGTAATGCACAGTGAAATTGCCGTTGTCGTCTTTCAGTTCATCGACCACCTTTGCCACTTCTGCCATCGTGCTTTCGTACTTCATGGCATCTTTTGTGGCATCTGCAAAGAACTTCGTCGTGCCAACTGCAAGCCCGGTCATTGCACCGAGTCCAATTTTTCCGACGTTGCTTATCGTCTTTGCCAGCTGGCCGATCTGGCCGTTTGCGCTTTTTACGGCCTGCGCCAACGAGTTGTCAACTCGTCCGCCAATCAGGATAGAAAGTTCTAGTTCCTGATTTTTCGCCATTCCTCCGCCACCTCCTCGTTAATCTCCACCATTTCACGCACAGGGAGGTTGAGGTAAAAGTCTGCCCCCGTGTGCGTGACGGAGGCCAAACCTACCGCCGCCTTTCTGATTTCTTTGTAACCGCCTTTTACTCGAAAAAATCCTTATCGTTCACCGCGTTTTTCAGGGGCATAGCCTCACACAGAGGCAGACCCAGGAAGAACTTCACGTCCTTGCCAGTTGCCATGCTTGCCATCAGGCAGCAGTAGTAGTAGTTACTGGTGCGCTCGATGGCACGAATGTCCTCTTCCTCCATGCGGTTCTCTGCCTGCCGGATGTTCATGCCCGTAAGGCTGCCCACGCCGGAGAGGTCAACTTCGGTGTGGGTTTCGCCCTTGTAGAGATAGGGCTTGTGCAGGTGCAGAATGTGGGGGCGGGTGTCGCTCTCGTCTTTCTGTGCAGGGACAGTGATCGCGCCCTGCACCATCTGGCGCACCTTTTTGCTTGCGCCGATGGGCAGGAGTTTGAAAAACTCAATGGGCAGGTCGGTTGCCTTGGCTGCCAGCTCGTCGGTGTAGGCGGTGGAGGTTTCGGGCATCACCATTGCGGCCAGTTCGCCGTCGCCCGTCAGCTTCTTCACGGTCAGCACCGCATCCTCGATAGTCAGCTTGTCCAGGCCGGACAGGTTGATTTCGGAATATTCCTCGTCGTCGAACTTGTACGGCTTTGCCAGCTTCACCAGCTTATCGTTGGTCTGCTCTGCGGCGGGTGCGGTCTGCTCGGTAACTTCCTGCTCAACTGCGGTAGAAACATTCTTTTCCATGTTGTTTTTCCTTTCTCTGCATACAAAAAATTGACCGCCCCGATTCTTTTCCGGGGCGGTCATGCCGTTTGCTTTTTAGATCAGCGCGCTCACATCCGCCAGCATATCCTCGCCGTTGACGCGATAAATGCCGTTGAGCTTGTCGATCTCGATAATCTGCTGACCGTCGTTCTCGATCATCAGGTAGGTGAGTTCCAGCTTCACCTTTGCGTCCATGCCCTCACCGGGCTTGATCTTACCGGGGGTGAACTCCTTGACGCGGCCCACCTCAACGATGCGCAGACCCTTGTAGGCATAACCGAGGTTCTTGTCCACGGCCTGCTGGGCGGCGCGAATGGTAAGGTTTACCTGCCGCTTCGGGGACAGCATATCCACGAAAGAAGAGTAGATCAGGTTGAACGTGATCTCCTGTTCGATGGATTCAAACTGGCCGATGTTCGGGGCGGAAATCTTGCCGAGGATGCCAGTGCCGGAAACGTCGATAGTTTCCGAGGTGATGGTCGGCATAGAAATCTCGCTGGTAACGCCGATTGCCTTATTGCCGTTGATGTAGGTGTTATAGGAGTTGACGACCTCCGGGGTCAGGTTAGTGTCGAGTGCCATAGTCTTTTACCTCCTTGCGCCGCTTACTGGGCCAGGGCGGTGGACAGCGCATCCGGGTCAAACTCGACCAGTTCCTCGATGTCCTCCGCAGGGCCAAACGGGGTCATGTACTTGTGGAAAGTAATGCAGCCGTTCAGCAGGTTGGTGGTCGGGTTCTCCGACTCAAGGTATTTCAGCTCATAGCGGGCGCAGATGCCGCGGGAGACAAAGCTGTTGCCGCGGACGTTCTCGCTGTCCACCAGGGCCTCGATCAGACGCTTATTTGCGGGGCTGTCCACTTTCTGAAAGTACGTCTGAATGAACGTGTTGTCGTCCCAGCAGAAGAAGCGGCGGACGCTAAACCATCTGTCCTTGGGGTCGGTGTTGCCGGGGTAGCAGGCAGTGTTGTTGCCCCACAGGCGGAAGCCGTTGATGTTCAGCCAGGTTGCCACGCCAAAGCTGTTCACGACGTTGGCCTGCTCCTGATCGAGCAGCACTTCCGTGCCGTCTTTCAGACAGGCGGCGGAGATCGGGACGGTCTTGTTGGACGGGCTGACGTTCGGGATGTCGCCGTTATCCGCATCGGTCGCCACGGTCACAGCGGCGGCCATTGCAGAGCCAGCGTAGAGAACGTCGCCCGCCTTGGCGTACAGCCACACGGCGTAGCAATTTGCGCTGGTGACGGCCTGCTTCTCTTTCTGCTGCTTCACATCGTCGTACTTGGTCGCGCCATTGGTGGAACTGTCGATGTCCACGATGCAGACGCAGTTAAACACGCCGTTGATACGGGTGGTCTTTGCCTGCAAGCCAGCAGACACGATGGCGTTCTCCGACCAGCCGGGAGCGATCAGAATACCCGGAACCATGTTCAGCTTCGGGAAGATCATGCGGATGCACTCCATGCCGGACTCAACGCCAGCGGCGGAAACTGCGCCCACAATGTCCGCCGGGGTGACTGCGGACGGATCGATCTGAACGCCGCTCACGGTCAGGCTGGTTGCGGACTTGCCCGCGCCGCCGGGGATAACAACGATATTGACGTAGCCGTTATCGTCAAACGCCGCAGTGTAGTCAGTGCCAGCGGTCAGCGTTGCGGATGCCGCCTTGACGACCAGCTTGTCCAGCAGTACGCCTTTCTCTTCCAGAACGGCAACTCCGCTGTTGATCTGCACGGTCTTTTCGGTCAGGTTCTTCTTGTGCTTGTTGGGATCAAGCACGTTGATAAGAACCATCGGTGCGACGTTCACGACCTTAAAACTTGCGCCCATGCTCTGGCAGAGGGTGTAGTTTTCGTAGTCGTCGCTGTAACCAACTGCCGCAGTTGCGCCAGCCAGCGTGTTTGCCAGCATGGGAACATTGGTGCAGTGGTACGGGTCACTTGCCTGGTTGACAGGTGCAGTGCCGATTACGACCTGCAATCCTGCCGTGGCAACGACCGGGGCAACCAGGCTGGTTGCCTGCTCAGTGGTATATACGCCATGCTTATATGCCATGATCTTTTACCTCCTTACTCAATGGCCGCTTTCACGGCGGCAAAAAGAATACCCGCTGCGCTCTTGGGATTTTCCAGAGCTTTGCGGGTATCACTGAACTGTTCGATGGGAACCAACAGGCCCTTTGCCATCGGAACCGTTTCAAGGAAGCGGTTCATCATATCCGGCAGCATATCGCCGTCGGCGTACACCGTGTACTGTTTCACGGTGTTCTTCACGGTCGGGCCGCAGTAAACGACAGGGCCAGTTGCCTTAACCTCTGCGGCGTTCTCTGCCTGCTCGGCCTGTTTTGCTTTTGCAGTGCTCATGTGAGTGCCTCCACTTCCGGGTTGTTTTCTCTGCTCATGCTTGGGCCTGTAACGTCCATCTGAACAGTAGAGAAATAATACGGTTTTGTATCGTCCTGCTGAATTACGCAGGTAATCGGCATTAAGACGTTGAAGTAATCTCCAAAGACGTTGTACACTTTGAAATGCTGACTAATATCCTGCATGATGTTGTACAAATCCAGAAGAGCCGGTGCCTTTTTTAGTTTCTCGATCTCTTCCTTGCTTCGCGCAGGGGTTTGGTATGTACAGATAACCATGCTCATGTCAATTATTTCCGGCTCTTCTATGTCGGTGCTCCACCCGGCTGCTTTCACAAGCACGAATGGGGCAGCGGCGGCCAGCGTGTCCACATCCTCGTCGTTACCGTTATCTTCCGGGAACTCGAACTCAAAAAAATTCAGCTGCTTGTTCCCGCCCTGGCCGCTGAATGTTTTCCCTTCAAAGAGTTTTTCTAGCTCCTTGCGCAGAACTTTTACCGCATCAATGGGGGTGTAGTTCGTCGGTTTGCTCACTTCTTCTTACCTCCTGCCTGCATCAAGATTTTTTCAACCTCGTGCCGCAAGCGATCCTGCAAGATGATCTCGCTTTCCGGCTCTACTTCTTCCCGCCACACGGTACTGTGCATGGAACTTGCAGACGGCGCAGACATGGTGTAAAGATATTCGATAATCCCGTTTTTGCTCTTCCACCGTGTCGGCTTCGGATTCTTTGCAGGCTTACCGATAATTCTTTGCACCATGCCAACGTATCCGCTCTCGAACCGCACCAAGAAGCCCTTGCTTCCCGGCCCGATAAGTGTTTGTCCGCCTGTCAGGTTATCCATTGGCGATTTTTTCAAAACCTTGCCTGTATGAAATTCAGGCGAGTGTACCCAGTTTCCGCCCATGTGTGGTTCTGTTGGGTTTGTCTTGAAATCCGCCAGATCGTTTCTTCGACTTTTGATGAAAATTTCTGCGGTCGGATTCTGTACCGTTGCACGGTTTCGGAGTTTCAGTTGGTTTAGGTGGCGGCGGCCCGCCGTGCTTACGGCGTATCGGAGTTTCGCTTGCCGGATCATCATGTTTTTTGCGCGGGTCGCCGTTTGGTTCACCGCGTTTTTCATGGCTCTAGGAGCCTTGTCCCTTGCGTCGCCCAGTGCCTTTTCTACTTCGTAGATGTTCGGCACAGATACGTCATAGATTGCCTTCGCCATTACTGCCGCACCCTCTCAAGTTCCACCAGGTACAACCCGTGCTCCGTCTGGCAACTTCTGATCGTGTAGCAGATTCCGTCGTACTCCATCAGCTTTCCAACCTTTGGGGCCGTGCCGTAATCTTCCTTGCGAATGAAGAACTGCTTTGTTGACAGGTAAAGTCCCTGGTCAAAGTTCTGCTTTGCTCCTGCTTCCCAGTGCGCCTTGCGTTCCTTGAGGGTCATTTCATACGGCACAACGTCAAACGGCTTCCCGTCGATTTTGTGCTGCTCCACAAACTCCTGAAAGAACACAGAGTCAATGTCCGCAAGGGCTTCTTCAAGAAAATCTGTCATGCGCTCCACCGCCTTTCTTTACGCGGTGGCCGCTTTGCTCTTTCTGGTGCGCTTTGTCGCCGGGGCGTTTTTCTGCGGCTCGATCTCCGGCTGTGCTTCCGACTGACAGACCGCAACGCCCAAGGCGGCCAGACGGTCAGCTTCATCATCCGGCAGGCAAACAAATTCCCCCGCCCGAATCAACCGGGTGGGGGAGCCTGCCTTTTCACGGTAGCCGTAGCCGCCGGACGTGATCTGAACAGTTTTCATGCCGTTGCTCCTTTCTCACTTACTGCACAACATCTGCTGCGTAGATGTAGGGGCAGTAGCTCTTGGGTGCGGCCAGCGGGCGGCAGCCCAGACGGAGTTTGCGGCTGTCCTCGGCCTGATCCACGACCAGCTTTGCCACGCGCTTTGCGGCATAGGTGGTGTAGTCGGTCTGGCCGTAGTCCATCTGGGTGATGGAGCCGTACATCATGTGGCCGCAGTCGGGAGCAGTAACCATAGCTGCGGTCTTGGGGAAGAAGCTGGCGATCTGACCGTTCTCGTCCTCGTAGGTTTCGTCCACAGAGAACACGTTCAGCATGAAGCCGCCGAAGTTCAGAACGCCCATGAACACCACGCCGTCGTACTGGGTGAGCTGCTGGCGAATCTCGCCAACGATAATGCCGCTGTTCTTGTCGAGAAGCTGGCGGGTCTTTTCGTCGGCCAGGATGTAGTCGGCAGCGTCAGTACCCAGAATCAGGTCTTTTGCAGGCAGGCCGCGATAAGAGAGCATCCGGCACATAGCCTTAATGTCTGCCCAGAAGTCGCCGCCAGTGGCGTTCCACTTCTTTGCGACAGTGTAGGTATGGTCGCTCTGGTTGTCGTAGAAGCGCACGATCTTCTTGTCGCCCTTGGTCTTGCCGTCGATCATTTCCTGCATAGTGCAGCCGTTGGAGATCATGGTCTGCGCAGCCATCCATTCCTCGGTGCCTGCAATGCGGTTTTCCATGTCGTTCATGTCATCTGCCAGCAGACGAGCGGCGCGCTGTGCTTCGTCCATGCCCGGATACAGAGCCTCACCAAAGCCGCGCTTCTTCAGCTCGTCCATAGTCAGTACGCGGGACGGTGCAATGTACGCAGGCTGGTAGGAGTGAACCTCATAGCCGCGGCGCGCAATGGGAATGTCATGTACGTCGGGGGCAACGAAAGCGGCCAGCTTACGGTCTCCCTTGCGGTACTCGGTCAGCACCTCGTCGGCCTTGAAAATATCGCCTGCCCCGGTGGGGAAATAGCGGTCTTTGAAGAAGCCACGCTTCGGCACGATCTCTTCCGTGATGGCCTGAAGAATGACGTTATCAAAGAAGTTCAGCAAAATTGCCATAGTAAACGTCCTCCTGTTACATTTCGATGATGGGCAGGAGCGCAATGTCGCGCATACGCAGAGCGTCCTTGTCCGCCTCGGTCATGGTGTAGCTGTCCTTTACGGTCAGCTTTTCCGGGTTGAAGCAGCCTGCCAGGTAGACCACGACAGTTTCATCGTCGGTAGTACCCACAGTCACGTCCTGCACCAGAATGCAGTCCGCGGTCAGCGTATCGCCAGAAGTAGCAGTGCTGCCCAGGATGTACAGCTTGCCGTCCTTTGCGCTCTTGGCAAACACAGTGCCGCGAACATAGGTCGTCTCTGCCGCGCCTTTGGCGATCACGCCGGGGCCGACGCGCTTCTTCGGGTTGAGACCAACGATCAGGCCGTCGTACTCAACCTCGCCCAGCTTCTCGTTCAGCATCTTTTCAGCCATAACTTAGCCCTCCTTCTTGGGGTGCAGCAGGTTCTTCACCATTGCCCGCTTCTCGGCATCGGTCTGGTTCTGGTTCTTAGTGCCAGTACCAGCCACGCCGTCGGGGGCTGCGCCGCCAACGCTGTTTGCGCCGCTGGTGTTTGCATCATCTGCGGTATCTTCCAGCAGCTTGCGGTGATTCTTCTTTGCGTCAACCGCCGCACGGTACGCAAGCTGCTCCGCAGAGCAGGCGTTCTCGCCGTACTTTGCCTCCGCCACCATGTTTGCCGGAATCGTTTCTGCGATCTCGTCAATGGCGGCAAGGCGTTCACGCTCGGCTTTCTGTGCGGCTGCGCGCTCACTGTCCACGATCTCTTTCACGAGGTCGGGGCAGCCATTGCGCAGTTCGTCCACGTTCTTGAACTCCATGTCGTTCCCTCCGTTGTTTTCTCCCGACGGTTCCGCCGGGTCGTTGTTATTTACAAAACCGTCGTCGTTGTCAGGTACGACCACGGCGCGGTTTCGCACAAATTCAGGTGCGCTATCAAAAGTGCCTGGGACGGCCACGCTGTTTACGAACAGCACGCCGTTCCTGTTTTCGATTTTGGCGGTCTGGTTTCCCTCCACGATCTCGTCAATGAAACCGTTTTCCTTGGCCTGCTCCGCAGTCCACCACGTCGTCTTGTCCATCCATGCGGCCAGTTCTTCATTGCTTTTCCCGGTCTTTTTCTCGTACTGTCCGAGAATCGTAGAGCGCATAACCGTAATGGAATCAATGAGTTGCTGCAATTCCTCCACGCCCATGAAGTTATCGCTCTTGGCTTTCACAGGATGAATCATGTAGCTGCTGTCCGGCGTGGCCTTGACGACCTTGCAATGACAGGCAATGATCGTTGCCGCACTTGCGCACAAGCCCTCTATCTGTGCCGTCACCGTGCCAGCGCGGCTTTCGAGCTGGCCACCAATGGCCTGCGCAGCCCATACGTCGCCGCCGCCGGAACAGATGCGGACGGTCAGATCATCTTCCGCCGGGATTGCGGCAAGGTCTGCGGCAAATTTCTGTGGGGTGATCTCGTCGCCCCACCAGCTTGTCCGGCTAATGTCGCCGTACAGCACCAGTTCCGCATGGCCTCCCGTTTCCGCCGAATTGCGAATCTGCCAGAACTTTTCACCTGTTTTCACTGGAACCGCCGACGGCCCGTTGAGCAGCAGGGTTTTGTGTTTGCGTTCCTGCAATGTCGTCTACCTCCTTTTTCATTGCGGCTTCGCCTTTGCGTAACCTCATGTTGGCCGCATAGCTACCGCCCGTCATTTGCGCCGTTTCCTGTTCAGCTGTGCTAAACCCGCAGTCAACGCGCATCTTCGCCGCCTCGACTTCATCCTTGGGGTTCAGGTTCGTTCTGGCGGGGCCGTTCCATGCGCACTGCATATAAGCTGCGGCAATGGCCGGGTTTTCCAAGAATCCGGGTGCTTTTATTCGCCCACGCTGTACTGCCTCGCAAAACCACGCCTCATAAATTGGTCGGCAGAAGTTATCTGCAAACCAGTCACGGTGCATTCCGCAAGTGCGCCAGTATTCGTTTAGCGCGCCGCGGGCGGCGGAGTAGCTGGTCGAGAACTGCTTGTACAATACTTCGCTCGGAATTTCCAGGGCGGCGGCCATCTGTTTAACAATGGCGTTCATAAAAGCCTCAAAGCCCGTCGCCGGGTGCTTCGGGTCTGCGAACTCCACTTTTTCGCCAGGGTTAAGGTCGATGAACGCGCCCGGAGCCAGTTCCACGCTGGTTTTGTCCGGCGTATCCACTTGCACTTCCTGCGGCAGCATTTCGCCCAGCGGAATTTCGCTGGACTGATCCTCTTTGGTGATAAACACTGTGAACATGGCGGAGATCACCGCTGCGGTCAGTTCCGCGTCTGTGAACCGTCCGAGTTGCTTTAGGCTTTCCAGCACCGGGGCAAGCAACGGAACGCCGCGCAGTTGCCCCGCCCGCTCCCGCTGCAACAGGAGTAGGACGTTTTGCCGCCCGGTCTTTTTTCCGTATGCCTCAACCCTCGTCCAGTGATCCGCCGTCAGCGTCGCAGTCGTGGCAGAGGCCAGCGGGTGACGGTCGCAAATCCAGTAGGCCACCACCATTCCGTCTGCATCCGTTTCCACGCCCTGCGTAATCCTCTGGACAAGTCGCCCGTCGATTTCTCGCGGGGAGTCAATGTCCGTGAATGCAGGCGAACACAGACGGTCAGCTTCCACAATCCGCACCCGCAGATCATACGGAACATTGGGTGTCCGTTTGTTTTGGAGCACCGCCAGCGCGTCGCCGTTCATAAGAAATCCTGTAAACGCCAACTGCTGCAACATATAGAAGTTGTCGATTCTGTCAGCGTCACAGGTCGGTTTGTCTGCCCACAAAGAAAATTCGCGCATAATCTGCGCGTTCACTTTCTGCGCTTCCTCGTCGGAAATGCCCAGGAACTCGTTATCAATCTGCGGTGTCGGCGTAAGCCCACCGCAAATTACGTTGGTTCGCATCGTTTTGATGGCTCCCGTTGCAAGCGGAACGCCCATGTAAGCGTCGCGGCTTCTTTCTCGCAGGACTCGGAGATTATCTTCGATGTCCCTTTTCGAGTCGCCGCCGTGCCACATCCAGCCCCGCATGGACTTCTTGTGCAGGTTTGCGCCGTAGTTGCCGTAGCCAGAGTTGAGCGTCTGGATTGCCATGCGCGCCGCTGCTGTCTTGACTGCCCGTTCCGGGGAAAGGGTGGCAAGCAGGTGATCCATAAATCCCATCGGCTACTCCCTCCCTTTACAGGTCGCGGGGAACAAAATGGTACATCCTGTTGCGCCCCGCCTTTTTTCTCGAAAGTTCTTCAACTTTGTTCGACCAATACTCAATGCGTTTCCCGATTTGGGTTACATCGGCGTAGGTCAGCATTCGGTTTCCAATCTGGTAGCTTTGGCCGTGCGTAACCTTGCGTTCCGCTTCCAGCCATGCGTCAAGCTGCGATTGTGCAGTTTCCAGTGTGATTCCCGCCATTGGTTAGATACCTCCCGAAATTTGGCGACGGCCTCGCCCGCGGTTTGCCGCCGGGGTAGGTGTCGTCACGTCCGGGGCCTGCTTTTTCAACACAGGCCGTGTAATGGAAAGAGCCGCCAGTGCGTAATTGCGCAAGTCTAGCGGCTCATTTCTCTTGTGTTCTTTGTCTTTGATTTCCCAATACTCTTTGAGGTGTCCCTTGACGAAGCGCACCACTTTCTTCTCGGCTGTCAGGCCCTTAAAGTAGTTTTCGTCGTAGCCAGCCTCCTGGTTGCTTGGGAAGTGGCAGTAATTCGGGCCAGGCGTTTTCACTTCCAGCCTTTGATAGATAGAGGTTTTGCCCGCATCCACACCGATGATAAACAGGTTCGTTTTCACACGATTGTTCTTCGATGGGTTGCGGATGTACGGAACGCCCGCGCCACCCATGCCCTTGATGGCAAAGATACGGCGATTCAGCCTGTCTTTCGCAAAGCGGTAAACCTCGTCCGTGTGATGGCCGCCAGAGTCGATGCAGGTAGCCAGCAATGTGTACTCTGTTCCATCCGCCTTGCGCCAGGAACGGAGAAGAAAGTCGTCCAAGTCCTGCCACACCTGATCCGACAGCATATCGCCAAAGATTTTCTGGTAGCGGATTCCCCAGCATTCCGCGCCCTCGCCCCAGCCGACCACTTCCACCTCGAAACGATCATCCTGAACGTCAACGCCAGCGGTGAGGAACAGCACATCGTCCGGCACTTCCGCCGGGTAGATTTCGCGGCGGTTGTACAGCTCGGTGTCCTCCAACTGGATTCCGCGCTCTTCCCAGGTCTGCCCAAGTTCAGTGTTTACCCAGACTTTCATTTCCTCCGGGTTTCCGTGGTCGAGAGCTTCTTTTGCTTCCAAGAACTTCCGCACCACTTCGTCCCATCCGACAAACGTAGAGGCAAGGGTGTTGAGGTGGAATCCTCTTGTCGCTGCGCCCGGATTGGCCGCAACGTACTTGCCTTTGATCTCCTGTGCTTTCCAGCGGTATTCATTTGCCACGCATCCGCACTCACGGCAAACATAGTCGATGCCCTTTTCCAGATTGTCCGGGTCGAACTTCACGTTTTCCCAAACGAGCGGCTGGTATGCGCCGCACTCCGGGCAAGGGATGTTCCACTCTTCTTGCGTCGAGAGATTGAACGCATCCTCAATTCGGCTGTCGCCTTTTATGGTCGGCGTGGAAACCATGACGGTTTTGCAGTCCCAGAAAGTCGTTTGGCGTTTCTTCGCCAGATTCAGAGGATCGCCCTCTGTTCCTGCGCTTTTGGGATAGCGGTCTATCTCGTCAGCCAGCAGAACTTTGATAGGACGGCTGGCAAGGCTCGACGGGGAGTTTGCTCCAACGATGGTTATGTGGCCGCCGATGAAGTTCTTCTTCATCACGGTGTTTCCGGCGAATCTGCTTTTGACATCAACCAGCCCTTTGAGGCGCGGCGTGTCCCGAAGCATCGGGGAAATTCTATCTTTGGAAAGCGTCTGGCCCATATCGAGGGTAGGTTGCATACACATGATGGGGGCCGGGGCGTAGTCCATGTAGTAGGCCAGCACGTTCAAAATGAACGCATCGGTTTTCCCGATCTGTGCCGCCGACATTACCACTACTTCCCGGACGTGCGGATCACCGATGGCATCCATAATGGCCCGCTGGTACGGAGCCTTGTCCGTGTGCCATCTGCCCGGTTCTGCGCTGGACTCGGAGGACAGTACCCGATACTTGTCCGCCCACTGGCTGATTGTCAGCGGCGGTGGCGGTTTCAGCTTTTGCAGAACGACCGCAAACAGCTTAACCGTCTGCGGCTCCATCTTTACGATGATGTTCTTTTTCTTCGGCACTTTGTTCACCCCGCCTTACGCACTCCGGGAACATACAGATAATGAGCTTCTGGTGGAGTCTTTTACCCCACGGGCAATGCCTGCACTTGCGCCACGGTTTGCCCGGTTTAGGTTCCGTCGTCTGCATCTTCATCTTCCTTTGGCGATTCCAACGCCGTTTCGTAATGCGAAAACTCGTCCAGAATTTCATAGAACGTGTCCCGCAACACGTCCTGTATCTCGTCCTCGTTGCCGCCCAGCTTCGCAATACTGGGAGCAAGTTTGTTCGGAAGAGCCATCATGCGGGAACGCAGGTTCATTAACATGGTGCTCAAGCCCAGCATGATGTCCTGTTTCCTGTACAGTTCGCCGCTCTTGACTTTGTTTTCCTGTTCCGCTGCAATGCGCTTTTCGCGCGTCAGCTTTGCCCTTTCTTCGTTCAGGTCGGCTTTGCCGTCTGCGTTGCCCCGCAGGAAGTTGATATATCGCCGTACATTGGGCCACAGTTCATACAGGCCAGGGGCGGCTTCTATCAAAATGCCCTCTTCCCGGAGCTGCCGCACCCGGCGTTCCGAAAGGTCAAGGCAATTCGCCATCACCTTTACCGTGTAAAGTTTCATCGGCATTCACCCCCTCGGCATCCGGGCCGTCCATGTCAGCCACCCCCGTTGCTCTGATCTTGGCAATATCCAAGCGTTGTACTTCAAGATCGTACCGTTTCTCGAACTCTTCACCCTGCCGCAGTTGGCCTATCAGCGTTGCGATTCTGCCAGATACTTTGTACAGTGCCTCTTGCAGTTTCTCCCGCCGGGTGAACGCGCTGTCCTTGTTGTACAGGCCCATCTTCTGCTCTGCGCCGTCGGTGCGCTTTCCGCCCTCGGACTTTCCGGGGCGGCGCATATCCGTCAGTGTCGCAATGTAAAGATCATCGTCTGCGCACTCCGAATATTTTTCGAGTGCGGCCAGAATCTTTTTCTGCCTATACCGCAGGACTCGCAACTCAAGCAGAGTGTTTTCTTTTGCCCCGGTCGGCAGATTGTCAAGCCACTCCTTTTCTTCGTCGGACAACTTATCAAAAAAGACGGCACTATATGCGCCGTCTTTTTCTGCGTTCTTATTTTCCCGCGGCGCGCCGCCGTGGTTGCCCTTGGCATTTTTCTTTCCCTTGCTGTTTCTGTTTCCGGGCTGGCCGCCGCGCTTGCGCTCTAGTGACTCGTCCCATTGGTCAATACGCTTCCAGTTTCGCACCGTCCCATAGGGTACGCCCACCCAATCCGCAAACTCTTTGAGATTTATTTTTTCGCCCGCCCGCCGTCGTTTGATGTACTCGGCCTTGGCGGTGTCACGCTGGCTGTTCCGCGCTGGCATCCAACATCACCCGCACCTCGTTTCCAAAATCTGCGCAAAAGAAAAAGCCCCACGACTTGCGCCGTGGAGCTTTGCTTACTTATCACTGTACTAATTATATCAGAAAAAGTGCATCACAAAACATCATTTCAAAAATTTCTTCAAAAAACACCCCCCTTACTTTTTCCAGACCCCCTTCGAGGAAGCCCAAAAATCCCCTCATACCTAGAAAAATTTCGCGCTTTCGGACCCGCACTGCTGAAAAACGCCTCCGGCAGTACCTAAAGGGGGCCGGGGCGGCCCGTCGGCCT